TAGTTAATCGTGAAGTATCACCTTACATATTGAAACTTAAAAAGACCGCTCGTAGATTTACAACTTACATAAATGATAATGATGAAACTATTTTAAGATTTGGTGCTGGAGTATCAGATAATGCGGATGAAGAGATTATACCAAACCCAGATAGTGTTGGTTCTAATCTTCCTGGTAGTCCAAGCAAGTTAGGTCAAGCATTTGACCCAAGTAATTTTTTAAAAACAAAAACTTTTGGACTAGCTCCATCTAACACTACTTTAACAATAAAGTATTCTTATGGTGGTGGTATAGAAGATAATGTATCATCAAATGATATTACTAGTATATCCAATATAACATTTGAAATTCAAGACTCATTGTTGGTATCAAGTCTAGTTCAAGAATCAAAAGATTCAGTTAATTTTACAAATCCAAAACCAGCAATCGGTGGCGGCTCGGGACAATCTGTTAGAGAAGTTAGAGAAAATGCTTTAGCTTACTATCAAGCACAAAGTAGAGCCGTAACTAAGGAGG